AGTGTTATTACCATTCAGACCAGATGCAGTTGTAGTAACAACATCACCAGGACGGAGATCCTGTGCAAACTTGGTCCTAAAACCAGTAGCAAGAGCACCAGTGTTACTAACAGTAACAGTGGAAGACTCAATAGAAGCGTTGTCGTTAAGCAACCAGTTTGATGCAAACGTTACAACGTTGCTATCATTTCTACCAAGACAACGGCGGACATCAGACAAGTTATAGGTATGTGCTGCTTCCAGAGTGCCGATCACACGACCATCTCTTTCAATAACTTCATTATTCAGGAAGACACCAGAGACTTGCTCCAGTTTACAGTGGGTGCCGCTACCATTGTCAGCAACGAAACCACGAGCACCAGAGGTGCGACCTCTGAGCACATCACCAATAGAAACAGAGTTGTTACCAGCTGCAAAGTTAATAGCAGTATACATCTGTGGGTCAAAGAACCACATGTCATACTGGTTTGCCTGATCGATCTGAATCTGAATGATACGAGCACGACCGATTTGGTTACCGATAACTGAGTTGGATACACCAGTGCTCCAGTCATCATACAATTCGATAACTTGGTATGCATCAGACACACCTTCACCAGTCAGGTTAGGCCAACCATACTGATCGTAAACCTTAACAAAGTTACCTAGTCTAAAGTGGATGATTCCATTTTCTACACAGGAGAAATCTCTAGGTTTGGCAGAGTCAATATACTGAGGTGTAAGGAATTCAGTCCTGTAACCTTTAACGTATGCTCTACCAGGAGAGATCTCATAGGTTAGGAGATCATCTGTAGGAGTATTGTTTTGCTGAGTCGTCTGAGCAGGAGTGTAGACCCCGTTGTTAAAACCATCATCAAGGCATTCTCTTGCCTTAATACTGAAAGTGTCGATAACATAGTCGCCAGACTCTTCATATGTCCGACGTGCAAGAGACTTCTCGAGCTCTGAATATGCAGTGTGATCAACAAACTGCTCAACCTTACTATTATTGATTCGTAGTAATTCAACGAAGTTTTTGTCAGTTGAATCATTGATTGCCTTCTTGACAAGAGTGGTCTTAATCTTAAATCTGTGACCGCCAGGTGCTGAGTAGTTTGAAGTACCTGCAGCGTTGTCATTCAGTGACGGATCGTCTTCTGGGGTAACAATAGATTCACTAACTTCCAGACCAACCCTGTAAGAAGGGTTATTGCTATATTGCTCAAGGATCAGGTTTGCTGATTGGACATCAACAAAGTGACCTCTAATAAAGTACACACCATTGTTAATGTATGCAGCAGATGCAACCGCAGTAGAGTCAACGGGAAGCAACTGTCCGAATGGTGATCCAACTTCAATCAGTGTCGTGCCAAACGTAATCTCGTTTTCGGCAAGCAACTGCTCGTTAGATTGGAATCCTTTAATGCTGGTGTCAGAAACTGTATCGCCAGACTCAATATACTTAACGTATAGAGTGACGTAACCACGCTCAGATTCTGCAGCAGAGATGGAATACAAGACCTTTGCTTTAACGCCAGTCGTGATACCCTCAATAATCTGACCGTGCAGTTGAGTCCTGTAGGTTTCAACATCGACACCCAGGAAGGATTGTTGCAGGATGATTGCCTGCACATTCAGGTCATACCCGACCTGACCAGGGATAACCATCGCACCTTCTTTGAAGAAGTGTTGACCGATGGATTCAATCTGATTCTGAAGAATCGATTGTAGAGTCGTTAATTCACGAGCTTGGATAGGATACCCAGGTCGAAACAACACTCGGTAGAAATTCTTATCCTTATCGAAGTCGTCGAAATAAGGAGCAATATTTAGATTGGTATTCTGGGGCATCGTTTAGAACTCTACTACGATCTTAATGTCTTCGATTTGGTCACCAGCACGAGTGATAGCGCCTCTATTATCTATGTAAATAACCCGACCCGAATTTGGCTCAACCTCAGGTTTTGCATAACCGTTGGTAAAAGACATACCCAAGTCATACTCAGTGTTGTTAATAACACGAGTAGATGCACCTGATACAATTGGGAAGTTGATATCAGGGTCTGCAGATGCACCAGATGTTGCACCCACAACAGGGTTACCACCCTCAAACTCAATTAGACTACCAGTGAATTCAGGGAAGACACCATCAATTCTATTCTGGTAATACTTAAGCACTTTGGTTGTGCTATTCCATGAGATCACACGTCCACGGGCAGTCACTTGCTGACCACCAATTGTGCGAGACTGTGTGATAATTTCGTCAGTAGCAAAGTTACCTGTAAAGGTAGGAGCAAAGATAACTGACTTTGTGGCGGACAGAGTAAGATCTGCTGCCAATTCTGTTGTGCCGAATTTGTTGGGGTTGATTACCAGACCAATACGACGGTAGTCGTTATCAGTTGGGAAGTCACCACTACCCTCAGCATAGGTAAACTTGGTGTTGATCATGACTCGGTATCCACCCATCTCTGTCCCTGGCTCAGCACCATGACCGACAGTAGGGGGAATGATCACTTCAACGGTGCCGCCTGATCCTGCACCTGCACCGATACCGTTGACTTCATCGATGATGACTTTACCGAAGGTGTATCCTGATCCACCCGAAGTAACAGTAGCAGATACAATGCGACCCCCATCGACAACCAGAGAGACACGACCGCCAACGCCATCGCCTTTGATAGGTACATTCTCGTAGGTTCCATTGTTATACCCTGCACCTGAAGAAGAAATAATAACTGTATCAATCTCACCACCGATTGCGTCGGACACCACAGCGGTGTCACTCAGCACAGGCATGTATTCATTAGAGAAGAATTTCAATACGAGACCCACAGGGATCGTATACATATACTTCCAACGATAACCGTCAGCAGTGGTAATAATAGAAGTTGAAGTACCCGTAGGCTCAACAGTAGAAGGCTTACCGTTAGGATCACTAGGGGATGTCCCGTTATAGATGCACTTATAGACTTGATACGATGAGTTAACAACGTAAAAGTCTGCATCATAAAGTTTGGTAGCACCAGAAGACGCGGTTTTAGTTGCGCTGTAGTCATGACGATACATATCGTAAACATAACCCAAGCCACCAGTGGTTTGCTCAGGAGGAATCCAGTCAGTCCTACGAATAACTTGAATAGTATCATTCGCCAGCACTCGCTTCATTGAGATCATGTCAGCGAAGTCATCGCTAAACTCTTGGAAAGAGTCAACAGGATCGGGCGCTGCATTCTCATTGTCCCAAGGTTGGGGACGACCGATGAAAACATACAGACGATCACGACTACTTCCAGCTTCACTATCCGTCTGAGCAGGATCGGGACCTTGCAGAGACTTGATAAGTCGGCTAGCAGTAAAAATTCTAAATTGGTCGGTTAATAGCGCCATTGTTTACCAATTATCCTATAGATTTATTTATGGGGTTAATACTCGCCCTCATTTCTGAGGAAGTTGTTATACTCGACTGAGATGATCTTTGCTTGAGCACCAGAGGTATTACCCTGCAGTGTTTCACCAGCAGCAAACTTGTAGGTCGGGTCATTATCTTGAATTGACTTAACATCCAGATAGAATTGACCTGCTTTAGGTCCAAGTCTTCTATTTGTAGTCGTCGCTGCAATGCCAGATGTTTGTCCAGTCACAACCTCTTCCCCTCCAGCATTGGGGACATTGAAGAGGGTTGCAGTAATGTATTCAATTACGATAATTGCAGAAGAGATATGTGCATCACCATCTCCCAAAGCACCAGCAGACTGGATAGTAGCAACTAACTGGTTAGGACTACCATCATAGATCTGATCACCAATCTGGAAGAGTGTGGTATTGGTGCCACCTAATTCTTCCTCAATACCATATTTAGACGAGGCGATGCCCCCATCTAAATTAACTTGGTTTTCATAATCGGTGCCAGTGTTGAGAAGGTCAGGAATACCGTCTCCAAACTGCTGTACACCTTCAGCATCAACAAACTCTTCGTCGTCATCTTCAAACCTTCTGTTTTGAATGACTGACAAGGGTGAAGTAAATGCAACAATTTCGCTGCCTTCTGCTTCAACCAAAGTATGTGGTGCAACGCCAGTTGCAGATGATCCAGAAGTACCTGCAAAGAATGCAATAATTTTAGACTTCTCACCTGATCTACCAGCATCAATAAATGCCAACTCGTCAACTTGGAATGTTAGATATAATGCTCTCTCAGTCTCATCCCAGTCATAGACAATAGCGACTCTGTTAGTTGCATTCTCAATAACACGTCTAACTTTATCCGTAACTTGGAAGTCATAAAGTGTGTCTCCCGTATTGGGATCATTTTGGAGAGTGTCAAGAATGACCTTCTGATCAAATCTAAAGTTTGTGCCTCGGTCACATCCAGTAAATGATGTGGCAGTCTTACCTGTATATCTGACAACTTCTCTACCGAGAAGGAATTTACCAGATCCAGGATAAGGTGCAGTTGACTCAACGTGAATGGTTTCATCACCAGTTGACACGTCAGTCAGAATACCTGACAAATTGTAAACAACAGAGTTTAGAGACTGTCTGTTTCTTGCAGTCTTAATCAGGTTTGTATCTCTTGTAAAGATAACCTGAGGAGCATTCACATAACCATCACCACCTGCAACGAGGTCAATGGTTGTAATAGATCCAAGGTCAATAAATGCCGAAGCACTAGCACCAGATCCACCACCACCAATAATTTGAATTAGAGGAGGATCTTCAAAGAATTCACCAGGATTGGTGAGGGTAATTGCAGTAACTTTACCAAATGGATTGACGCCAGCAACACCAGTTGCACCCTGTCCACCACCACCTGAGATGATAATGTTGACATCTTCTTCAGTATAGTTTCTACCAAATTCTTCAATAGCAAGACCTGTAACCAGACCTGTAATAGGCACCAACTCAGATCCAGATCCACCACCACCTTTAACTTCTGCTTCAGCAGCAAAGTATTCATCACCAAACTGAGTCATCTGGATGAAGTCAATACCACCGTCTTGCTTCAGGAAGATCTTACCTTCAGCGGGGACAGTTGCATTCTCATCAGTAATTTCCAGACGCATGGGGTCATACCCTTCGCCAGGATCAAGGACTTCTACAGCAGTGATCTCACCAAGACTGCCATCGATGACTGGTCTAAGCACAGCATCCCTGATAGGAGTGCCACAATTTTCAATACGAAGTCTAGGGGGGTCAGTAGGATCATACCCACTACCTCCCGCAGTAACATAAACTTCTCTTACCCCGAATATACTATTAAATACGGGAAAAATTGAAGCACCAGATCCAGGGACTGTTCTTGTCATTAGACAACCACGAGATTACCGACCATTCCAGAGTGAATGGTGCATTGATAGACATATGTTGTGCCTGCTGCTAGGTCCATAGGCACGGTCCAGTATTGGACACCACTTTGTGATCCACTCACACCAGCAGTTACAGCAGATCCACCATTTGTCTGTCTTAGAGCGAATGGGTGACCGCCACCAGTGGTGTTGTTAAATCTATATGTGAAACCACGATAGACATAGATGGTTGGGTTTCCACTTCCACTCCATCCATTGTTGCTAAAGTTGTATCCAGCACCTGTGCTTCCAGAAATCTCGAAACCAACAGCAGCAGTTGCAACCGCTTCAACTTCACCACTTGCATTAGTAATGAAACTCTGATTCTCTGATAGAGTCTGACCACTAGCAAGATATATTTCAGCAGCAACAGTTGTCGTTACACCGTTGCCACCATTAACTGCCAATGATCCAGTAGTGGAATCGGAAGTAGTAGTGCCAGAATCGCCAGTTACCGTAGCAAAAATATTTTGATCAACGTTAGGGGAATCATTAGTGATTGTTAGATTATCACCACCCACAGCAGTGGAGATCCCAGTGCCACCAATAAGGTTAATAGTAGCAGTAGTAGAAGTAGCTGTTTTGGATCCCGCATCAGATCCGATAACAGAGAAAAGATTCTGATCAGCATCTCCCAACGTCCCCGTCATGTCAATGGTTAACGTATCTCCAGCAATAGTTGTGGAGATATTTGTGCCACCAGCCACAGTAAGCACGTCAGTAGCAGCACTCGCAGTAGTAGATCCCGTATCAGCATTAAAACCTTCAAATAAATTCTGTGTAGATCCACCGCCTCCAGATGCAGTAGCATCGTTGTCTGGATACCAATTGCTATTGGCAGCAGACCACTTAAGGACTTGACCATCGGAGGGACCACCACCAACTGTCATGTCAACATCGGTTAACTCACCAACGCTAGATCCAGTATCCAGCAATTGAATCCAAGATCCATGTGCAAAATAACCATGCCCTTCAGCATGGACATGAGCAAACATACCATGGTGTGTTGCCACATCAGGTAGATCAGTCAGGGTTGGGTAAGGAGCGGACCACTTAAGGTATCCGTCATCACCGTCAACATATGCTAGTGCGCTTCCAGCACCACCTTTCCAGAATTTAATATCACCTGTGCCTGCTGGCATGATATTAACGTCTTCATTCGTATCTGAGACGATCTTATACGTCTTAACGTTAAGGTCTGCACTCAGTTGATCAACATGTCCCTCAGCAAATTGAGATCCATTCCATTTCAGCACCTGTCCAGCGGCAGGAGTGCCTACATTCACCAACAAGTTGGTGTCATTGCCAAGAGCGGTATAGATTTCGTCAATAACGCTATTCAGTTTGATAGCACCATCTCTGAGACTATCACCTGTCCCGTCGTTTGCTGACGATCCAATACTAAGATTCTGCTTTGCCATGGTTGGTAGATTTCTACAGTGTTATTTAGGTGCCATCGAAGGTTTGTGCCGTAGAGTCGAGAGTGCTCTGCGTGCTATCGAATCTATTAGCGGTAGATCCGCTACCACCACCAGATCCAGTAACAGTTAATGTTGCTGCATTAGAGTCGAGTGGTGAGTTTTCTGCCTGTTGTGATACTCCAAGAGGACCAATGATACGACAACGGAATCTGTATCCCGTCATGTATGTGAGGACGCTCAGAGTATAAGAGTTTGTAGTTGCTCCTGTAATAGCAGCAAATGCGAAACCGCCATCGGTGGATCGATACCACTGATATGCAATAGGTCCGTCTTCTGGACTGATCTCTGCCTGGACAGAGAATGTTGCTGTCTCTCCTGGGTTTGCCGAAGCATTCTGGGGTTGGTTGATAAACGCCAGAGTTGGGAGGACTGGTGGACCACCGTCACCGCCACCACCACTAGGTGGAGCAGCAGGTGCTTGTAGTGTGAAGTTTGTATTGATGGTCTCTCTAGTAGAGTTTCCAATCATGTATGGAAATTCAGGAGCATCAATATCATCTGGGTCTACAGTTAAGAAATAGGCATAGGTGCCATTCTGAAACTCAGGTGTGATACAAAATCTACCATTATGGTAGTCTAGGTCACCAGTTGCCTCAACATACTCCCAGTCCTGCACCAGAGCGCCTGCAGGGGGGTTTTGGATGGTGTTACCATAGTCAGGTCTACCTGCTGCCTCAACTGATAAAGTTGAGTAGGAAGATGTCATAACTCTAGGGGTAGACAGATTGTCCCATGGAGATGCATAAGCATAAGGTCCATAGATGGGGAATCCATCAAATGCATACCCGATGATCTTGGAGTGACCGTCAGGATGTCTTAGGTTGTCACCGTTATATTGTGTAGTGCCATAATAATCATTGTATCCTGCCATTGCTGACCCTTCTCGCCAGCAATCAAGGAAGTGTGTGTCGTGGTAGTGATACTGACCATTTTGCTCAGGATGTCCACCACAATTATCATCACCAAAGTCCACAGGGGATTGTGGGTAGTGAGCATTCCAACTGAATCCTACTGGCGGGTTCCCACCATTACCCGCAGAAGGGTTAAACAAAGCAACGCCGTTAGCGGCAATGCCAATAGTGCCCAAAGGAGTTGCACTTCTTCCATTCCGTTGATCATAGTATTCGTAAGTGCCAGAGGTGAGAGACTCTTGGTCTCTCATAATAAGGTCAAGTCTATCTGATGTCGCCAACCAACATTCGTCTTCGATGGATGTAAAGGTAGTGCCCTTATAAAGGAATACTCTCTTAATACCATCACTGAAGGTAAACATAAGTCTGTCACCCACCTGGATCTCATTGTTAAACAATGAGTTATCATTACCAGATATGACTATAGACCTAAGGAAACCATCTTGATTCCAAACGTTACTGTCGAATGTACGACTAATACCAAAGGACCCACCACGGTAAATGAAGGCATGATCGAAATCCTGCTCCGTTACTGTGTTTGGGTTGTTGGCATTAGGAAACGTGCCATAACCTACAGGAGCGGGAAGACCATCCGCCGCTACTGTAAGAATGTCAGTGGCATCGTTATAACTTGCAGTTGCCCCCATGGTTTTACTTTTATTTAGATGTCGTCGAAGATTAGATCTGGAGTGAAGTTACTAATTACAGTAGCACCAGTCTGGACCGTGAGGATAGCAGACAGTGAGTAAACAGGTGTAGCACCTGCAGCAGTAATTGCAACTCTGTATTCGTCACCATCGTCTGCCTGAGCGGCATCGTTGGTGTTGTATGTTGACTGGTTAGCACCGATGATGTTACTCCAAGTCTGAGTGCCGTATTCCTTCTTCTGCCACTGGTAGTTGAGTTGCTGACTGTTGGAAACAGTAGCAGCAACCGTGAAGGATGCAGTCTGACCTTGGTTAACTGTCACGTTGACAGGATCCTGAGCGATTGTAATCGCGCCAGGAGTAATCGTAGTGGTGTCGCCATCAATTGCCTCATCAGCGTTGTAGATATCTCTACCACCGTTGACAGGAGTGCCTGAAGGATTAACAAAGTCATCTGGGACCACGCTATCGATAGCAACGATTGGTTGCAGATAGGAAACGCCAGGGGTCTTCACGTCAATGCGTGTGATACCCATGAGTGCCTTGATGCGACCATCGAAACCAGAGGATGAAATCACGTCCACGTTAGGACGTGAGGTGTAACCATCACCAGAGTTGGTGAGAATTGCGCTACTCAATTGACCAGAGCGGATCTGAGCAATTGCAGCAGCGTTACGACCCTTAACGGATCCTGTGTATTCAAAGGTGATCAGTGAGTTGGAAGATTCGATCAGAGCAACGTCACGAGCGAATTCTTCACCGTCAATCTCAAGTTTGTCACCTGCTTCCACAGGTGGCACAACGGTTGCAGCGATCACGTCAGTGTCAGATCCAATGTAGGAGAATCCAACAAAGGTTGATCCTGCGCGAGGCACTTCAGCGAAGATGATTCTAGATCCGACAATCTCGTATGCGACGCCAGGTTCCTGAATGATACCGTTGAGTGAAACAATGATGTTGTTTTCTGGGCGAATCACGTTAGAAGAAACACCCTCAGTCAGAGTCAGTGAGTAGAAGAGACCTTCACGTCTGAGGTTGAAGGACGAGCGCAAGGAGTCAAACTCGAAGCTGATATCGTCCATCTGACGGAGTTTACCAACATAGTAACCAACGAATTCAGATCCAATGTCGGGTGCCTCAGAGAAGTTAATCTTGTCAGAGAATGCGACATAGGAGTTGTTACCACCAGGAGGTTGTAGGATACCGTTGACAAAGATGAGCATGTGACCAGCGGGATCTGGGAAGTATGCTTCACCGTTGCTGATAGTGAGATCAAACTGAGTCTGAGTGCCATCGAAACCACGGAAGTAACGATCAACACGACCCTCAAGTGTGCGTGCAGAGGAAACTGCTCCACCCCAACCGTAGTCGGAGGTGACGGTCATATTGTTAAGGAAGTCACCCTTGACATTTTCCAACCAGACGGTTGCTGTAATGCCCTGCTGATCAATAGCAGCCACGCGCCCGTAAGAGTTATATGCAGTGTCAGTGTAGGATGTAACGTTGGCATAGATGCTTGGGAAGTTACTACCAATATCAAGTTTACCAATGTTATTAGCACCTGTAATAACATCAGAGATGTCAGTGCCAACGCCCACAGGAATCAGGTTACCAATAAACAAGCGATGGATGCCATAGTTTGGATCAGTAGGATCTGCGTTGACGCCATTGATGTATTGGGTTACCGTTGCACGGAAACCAGGAT